CACCGTTTGTGAACCTTTTAGGCATTAGAAATCGCCCTCAGGGACCATAAGTCGAATGTTGACTGTGCCTGTGGTGGTGACCGCATACAACGAGTTTTGTGGTGGCAAGATCATCATCGTAATAACGTCTTTTTTAGTGACCAGTCCTGTGGTGGTGGTGACTGCTGATCCGCCGATATGGACATCGTTGTCGAGGGGTTCAAAGTAGATGGTGCGGGTCGCGTTGGCGGTTTCGGCTACCAAAAGTGTGGGGCTGGTGGTGACTGTGATGACTGAGGCGATCATGGGTTGCATCTTTCTGCGGTTGGGTTTTCTTGGCAGTTGTATCGAGTGCGGTCGCTGCAGCTGGTCACGACGAACATTAGGACGATGGCGAGTCCTGCGACGACGGCTAGCGTTTTCATGGTGTATCGGGGAAGTCGGCTTCGGGGCCTGCTGTCCATGTCGCAGGGAAGTCTCGTAGGGCTTGGCGGTATGTCGCCCATGCCTGTTTGTCTACTGGTGCGTCTGCGACCTGTGTCCAATCGGATTCGGCAAGTAGGCGGTCACGGTGCAAACGCATACGCTCGGCCCACCATTGGGCAGGCACTTCGTCAGGGTCAAGTGTGGAAGTTAGGTTGTAGTTCATTATGTCCTTTCATAAAAGAAACGAATACGTACTTGGTCATTGTTCGCCAAAGTTATTGGGACAGTTGGTGACCAAATACCTGAAGCATTACCAAAACGAAATTCAAGATTGTTACCTGTTCCAAGTGCTACACCCGAATAACTGATGTATCCAGCCGAAGCGTCTAAAATCATGCCGAAACCTGAACACCAAGTCGAATTGGCAGGCAATGGCAAACTGACCAAATATGTACCAGTGCCAAAGGTTGTCGTGGAACCAACCACTATTTGAATTTCACCAACAATAAACTTTTGAAATTGGAAATACGAGCCCTGAACTGAACCATTGCCGATATTGGGTTGAGTTCCTGTTGAAGTCCATGTTGGCGTAAAAAATACAGACGGCGCCCCAATGCTTTGAAGCGTCGCCGCAGGAAGCACCGTTCCCGATGTAATCCCCTGCGCTGTCCACTGTGTAGCCATAATGTTTTCTCCTTTACCAGCCGAGACGACTGGTATCCAAAATACCTAAAATAGTGCTGTCAAGCGTAAAAAACTGGTAGTACTGCAACGGACTAAAAGTAAATCTAAACGCTGTTTGTTCAGGCGTCACATTTATTTCGTAGCCTTCCGCAATAACAGGAATAGTGGTTAAAGAACCGCCCGGTATTTGATACGAAAAGTTTATGCATTTCGAAGCAGTAAGACCCCAAAACTCTGATATCCACGAAGTAAGCGCCGTACTGTTTTGCATTAAATCATTGAACCCACAAGCAAACCGTAACGCTGATGGGTCACCAAAGTTGTTAACAATCCATTGACCGTTACCTGTTGCTTGAGTTGTCGTGTAGTCAACTGTTGAAGACGAATATGAAGCAGGGCCGTACGCAGTTAAAGATGTTGAGTTAACAACAGTTTGTGAAGCCAAACCTTCAGGGCTGATAGTTGCCGTGTTAATGAACTGGGTGCCGTTTTGGATTCGTTCAAAAGTTTGGTATGCGATCTGCGACGACGATGTAGTACGACCAATAGTTGTTGCTGGTGGCACTAAAGCGGCGGCGTCATTTCTAGTAACAAAAATCAACAAACCTGCCCGTTCAATAATATATCCACGTTCAGTAACAACTAAAAGATTTAGATAATTGTTGACCGAACCCGTATAAGTCGTAGCGGCGGCAATAGAGCCAGAAGAACCTGAATAACCGCCAACGAGCATACCCGTCGGGATTGGTCCGCCTTGATTGGCGTTGAATTTTTCTGCTTGTTGCAAAGTATTGTTTTGAGCAAGCACCAAAGCGTTTGCGTTAATACGACCTGCTCGACTCATAAAATCTACACAAGTGATAGTTGCAGTATTTAAACCTGTGTTGCCGGGATAATCGTCAAATACAACCTCTTGAACCCAAAAGTACAAAGAAATAAATGTCGTTCCGATACCGTTTCTAACGGATATGTTGTCACCGTAAATAAAATTAGAAGCAACATTGCTGGCATTGTTAATTGTAAAAACACAAGTACCACCTGAATAAGTGTCTAAATATTTTTCTCGCCCACCAACAATGTTCATTGACAACACTTGATTTGAAATATCAACGCCACTTCTAAGGTTGTAAATTGTCCAGTCAATCTTTGCCATTACATCGCCCTGGTGTTTACGGGTACTGGGCCCGACTGACGCACATACTGCTGTAAGGCTCTAACAATGCTGTTGGGGTCGCCACCGTTGACATTGACCGTAATCGTGTTGCCACCTAAAGCATGATTCGGTGTGATCATTCCAGACGCGCCAGGCGTAAACAACTCCGGACCCTTCTCACCCACTATGTAGGAACTGCCGCCTGACACAGGACCGCCCGAGGCTTTGAAACCGCTGAAATCCAATCCAGCAAGCGACGACAAGTTTGCTGCGCCAGCCATAGCCGCGTACGGGTCACTGACATTGCCGTAAGTTTTTTGGAACGCTTTGATCCGTTCAATAAGACCGAGAGCGCCTTCAAGGTCGCCTTTGTCAACAAGAACCTTGACCTGATGCGACGAAATGTCGTCCATCTCCAACGCAAGATTCATAATGTCCGTAGTGGCATTTAAGAGTTGTTCACGATAAATGCCAATGTCTTCAGCGGAACCAGTCGTGAACGCGTTAGCAGCTGCGATACCGAGTTCATCTAATGAAGTCCGAGCGTTGTCAATAGCGACATCGGTTTCTAATCTGCCGATTAAGTCTTGCCACGCCCGATCAATGTTTTGAACTTCTTTCCATGTGTCGTTCAAAGTAATTTTGAAAGGCGTTAAAGCATCCGTTCTTGTTTGTTTGATTGCTTCTTTAAGTAAATCGGCGTCCCTTCGAGCGTTTCTCATGTCCTCAGCAAAGACAGGGATTACTTCTTTTTTATTGCTGAACATTCCGAAAATGTCGCCTAAACCTGTTTTGATGTCGTCAACCATCATTCCAGCGGTGATGTTGATTTCATCCCAAGCCGTAGCAAAATAGGTTTGTTTCCATTGCTTTTGGAGCCAGCCGTACATGTCGCCAAGACCTGTAATTGTCTCGTCAATCAAAGTCACAATGTCACTAATAATTGGAACTAGGAACTCACCAAAGTTAATTGCTAACGCTTTCGCTTTGTCACCAAAGTCGTCCATCGTGTCGCGAAACTCTTTAGCTTTTCTAAGTTCGTCAGCATCAACGACTTGTGCGTCACCGACACCCTTAAGCGCAGTCTTAAGATCGTCGGCGCCCAACTCAATGAGTTCGGCCATTGACTGCCAGCCCTTACCGAGCAACCTTGCAGCGGTCCTTGCTTTTTCGGCTGGGTCCTTAATGTCCTTAATGCGTTGGATCGTGTTTAAGAAAGTTTCGTTGACGTCTAACGAACCGTCTTTGAGATACACAAGATCAACACCCAAGTCGCGAACCGCATCAGGGTCAGCACCAATCGTTTTGTTTAACCGACCGATAGCCGCTTCTACTGCGTCAACTGGAACCCCGATATCACCTGCTGCTTCGATATAGCGCGACGCGTCCTCAACGGCCAGACCTGTCGCATCAGCGAACTTGCCTGCTTCTAACGCGATATCTTGAAACGCTGTAATTGACTCTTTAGCGAAACCGACAACTGCAGCTCCTGCAGCAATACCAAAAGTGACTGCGTTGGCTTTGACAGCATCAAAGATCGCAGTGGAGCCAGCCTTAAACTTCCCTAGTCCACCTTCAGCGTTACCGACAGCAATCTTGAAATCTCCGAAAGCCTTTTTAGCGTCCTTAATTCCTTTGTCTTCAAGGTCCGTAATGATTGGAATGCGGATTGCCATTAGAGGAACACCGCTTTTTGTAACGCGCTAATTCGTTTCATGACTTCATCAACTGACTGTTTCATCTCAGCCTCAATTGCACCAGCGTTGTTCTCATAGGCACGCCACATCACGCGAGAAGGCGTGTTAAATGCGTTTAGAGCCCTTCCGAGACGGTTGTCAGTCCTTTTGCCCGCAATATCAAAAATGCTTGCTCCAGCGTCTTTCTGCGTAAAAGTCAAAACGGCGTCCTGCTTTTTAGAAAGTGACGTTGCAACCGTGACACCCTTTTGGGCCGCGCCAATATTCCAAGGGAAGATCGGTCGTCCGCCAGGTGACCACGCTCTGGTCATACCGGACAGATAGTCAGAACGGTACGCGTTCTTAGCCTCATCAACCGCTGGACGAACAATTTGTTTAGCGTCTTTGAAGAACTGCTTTTTAACCTCAGGCTGAATCTTTTGGAGGACCTTCAAAGTAGATTCGAGTCCTTGAACTTGGATCGTCATTTGTTCCTCTCCTTCAGAATCTCAGCGACTGTCGAGAGGTCGTCAACATCAAACTCTACCTCATTTGGGAAGTACCCCGTGAGGACAAGCAGCTGCGCTAGGGAGTAGCGGAAACTTCCGCTGGGATAACTTTTCCCGCTTCACTGTTCACGATCGTAATGTCCACAAGTTTGTTGACGAATGACTCAAACTCCACCGGAATGGACTGGCCGTGTTCGGTCTGTGATTTGGCTGAATGCCATGCCATGAACGCCATGTCCTCCATGCCGAAATTGTCGGCAAGGTCACTGGTTTTCATTTTGAACTTGCGTTCCCATGCGACAAGCGTGGCGAGGGTTGTTGTGATCGTGGCGTAGCCGTAACCGATGTCGAATCGAATCGTTAACTTCATGTCGGGTCCTTTGTTCGGGGTTTGTTAGATCAGGCTTCAGACCAGGCGAAAGTTCCGCCCATGAGGGTGATGGAGCAGGTTGTCAATTCGCCGAGCGAGTAGACCACGGGCAACGACGGCAAGTAACTGCCTGTCAAAGTACCGATCGGATTGGTGGGGCTGGCAGCGCCCGATCCGCCTTTGATGGTGACGGTTGCAATCACGGTTCCCACGAGGGCCTTTAAGGTTGCGTAAGTTTCCGATGCAGCAGTTGACCAATAGAGATCAAGCGTCAAAGTGTTGTTCTGCAAACCACCGACGTATGCCACTGCGGTACTTCCAAAGGCATTTGCCTGCAATTCTTGGATCGTCTGTGTCAACGTAGCGGACGTGCATTGGTCCGATAAATCCACGGCACCGATGGAAATGACTGGGTTAGAGAGAACTGTTGAAGTTGCCATGACGGATCAATCCTTTTTCTGTTTGGTCGCGTCGGGCTTCGTGGCTAATTTAGCACTCTTAGATGGGTGGGTGTCGGAACGCTGAATGAATCCGCCAGCGAGTAACCACTCAATGTCATCAGACGGTGACGCGACAAAAGGTGTGCCGATCTCGCCGACTCGAATTGAACTGATGATGTAACGATCCATTGGTTTATCCGTTCTGTGCTTGTATCGGGATGATGAGTTCGTACCCTGCGTAATCTGCTCCGCCGACAGTGACAACTTTTGGTGATGCCGACATGACCGCAATGTTTTTTGTGATCAACGATGACGTCAGGTTAAGCAGCTGACGCAACGCATCAAGGTTGCCTGGGCCGTTGCTGATCAGTGTTACGGGAAAAGTCATTTTGACAATGTTGTAGTTGAACGACTCGACGGATGGAGCATCCACAAAAGCGCAAGGTGGAGCGATATTGCGAGGATCGTTAACCACCCGAAGGTTCGGAATAGTTTGCAGAGTAGTGACGAGATCATCTAACGCCTCATTTAGAAAGTCCGTGTAAGCCATCTCAAGCCACTTGCGGTCTGTTGATGCCTAACAACTGTTTGACGATCCCTGAGAGCCCTACAACGGGCGCTGATGCCATGTCAGTAAACGACGCGAACTGGTCAACCGACCCACGCTGACGGTACAAGGCGGAGCCGTACATCAAAGTCCCGAGGGTGACATCTCCACCGGGTGAAGTTGACAGTGAGTCAATGTATGAGGACTCTTGACGCCTACGGAAACAAAACGCGTTCGCCGCGGCTGCACACTGAACTAAGAAAGCGGTTTCGTCACCGCTTGTCGTGATGCCGAGATATGTAGCAATTTGCGGACCAGTGATCCAAGTGCACGTCTGGTCAAAAGTAATCGTCCCTGTGATCGCTTCCAACTCCATCGGAGTTTCGGACTCGGCCCACATGACCGCATTAGCGAGTGGATACGAAGTGTCGTATTCGATCAGACCTTCGGTGTCAACATTGATCGGCAGGTATTGGGGCATCGCATAAACGGTTTTGACTCCGTTGTATGCGACAGCCCAACCCGCGACTGTGATTGACGATCCGACAACGATCTCGTTTGGTGTGAGCGTTGTTACGCAAACATAGCCAGGAACGATAACGCCGTATTGAAGTGTGTAAGTCGCCGTCACGACGACCTCCGATCAGGCCTGAGTGATCTTGCGAATCATTGACGGCACAGCGGCGAACGTACTTACGTAGGCATGGACCGAGAACAAGCGACTCAAGGTTGCAGGCTGTTCAACACTGAGCAAAGAACGGATGCTCTCGTAGTACTCAAAAGCCTTGTTTGAGTTAGTGATAATCATGGTCTTGGCAGCAAAGTTACTGTCAACGACGATCTCAAGTCCGAGCGGATTCGAGCCGACCCAAGTGGTTGCGTTTCCGCCACCGAGAGCGTTCTGACCTTGGAGACCAGGTGCGCCGACATACGGGAACAACGGACGGTTGCTGGAGTCAACGACCTGACCAAGTTGGCCCCAAACGTCTGGGCTAACAAACAAGGTGTCAGGGAAGAAGTTGGTTCCGTTTGAAACATCAACTGCAGCGTCGTAGATGGACTTCATCAAGTCGACTGCGGTTCCGTCCCATACGCCCGATGAGGTTGCGGCGGTGAGAAGTGCATCGGCTGCAATGTCGTCAGTCTTGAGCATGAGTTCGCCCATCAAGTCACCGAGGATGAGTTCCATCGCTGCGGGAGAAGTGAAATCAATGTCTTGCATTGACAACGAAACCTGACCGGCAACAGTGGTCTTGCTGATGGTATTTGAAGCGATCACCATTGTGGTCGCGGACACTGCATCAAACTCGGCGGCTTGTGCGGCCGTTGAAGTGTGGGTCGTGATGGTCGGACGAACGAAGGTCTTTTGTGATCCGCCGTCTGGATAAGCGCGAGCGCCCAGGCGATTGACACAAGGCCTCACGAAGTTAATGTTTTGCACCAACGGTCCGAGCACTGGAACAGGCAAAAGTCCAGGCGTTGAGGTGGTCGCAATATCTCCTGCAGCTGCTTCGAATGTTGACTGATTCTCAGACTTCCATTCGGTAACCGATGCGTTGACCTTTGCGAAAGTTTCTCCGCCCTGATGGTAAGCGGCCATCCATTCGCCAGCCGAAGGAAGGCGCGGAGCCTTCTTTGCTGATGCGAAAATGGTTGGGGTTACGGGTGCGGCTTCAGGTGCTGCGGCTTCAATGTGTTCCGACATGGTTGTCTCCTCGACTTGTGGTTCTGTAACTGAGATTTCGTCGGGAGTCATGTCCGCTGAAGCGGCCACATCTGTGATCGTAGCACCGCTAAAGGCGGGTATGGGGACAAGGCTCAACTCGCGCCATACGGCTGAGGTGATGATGATTGTTCCGTCCTCTGCACGGGTTGAAGTGAGAACATCAACGCCGACGGAAACATTGTCTAAGACGCCTTCTTTGGCAAGTTGTAACGCTTCGTTCCCTGCAACAGTGTCGGCGATCTTGGCGCTAAACATCATGCCCTCAGGAGTTTCGGTGCGTGAAGTAACTAGACCGACAGGCTGACTTGAATCGTGGTACATAAACAGTTTTGGTGCTTTACCGTCAACGGGAAGTGAGCCTGGTGCGAACTGCACCGAAGTCCCATCTGAGACAGTTGCGGAAATTCCATAAGGTGCGGCCACACCCGAAATTGTGCGGGTCGGTGCTTCACCAGCTGCGGCTTCAACATCAATTGCGAAGCCTGCGGAAAGGGTTAATTTCATGAGTCTGTTTCCTCCATTGAAGGTGTTTCTGTTGATGTTTCGGACGGCATATCTTCAACCATTGATTCCAAATAAGAGTCAATGTCAAAGCGCACATAGGTTCCGCGGGGGACGACATTGTTGCCCGAAAGCGTTTGCGACACGCAATCTAAAAACTGACGTGCACCGAATAAATAAAGATCCTCGCGAGCGCCACGACTGGTGGTGTATTGGTAGCTGCCGATGTCAAACCCAGCGAGGTAGAAGGGGATATTGCCGACTCTGCACATTTCTTTTCCGCTGAAGTCTGCAGAGTCAATCATCAACATATTGTCGGGTAATGCTTTGGTTTCGTCGTATTGCAAGAACTCGTTGAGTGCGGCCGTCTGATTATTAAGTCGAGCAGAGTTGAAAGCGGTCGCAAGGTCGGCAAGTTCTTGAGCCGATAACGGTTCACCGCCAGTCTGTTTCAAGATGCCAGACGGCAACGACGATTGAGCGTTGCGGTAACGCGATTGTTCAATACGCAAAGCGGTTTCAATCGCTGTTGGTGACTGATAAACGACACCTTGAACTGGCGAAATGAACTGCACAAGATCGTCAGGGTTTAACATTCCACCTTGGAAATACACTTCTTTTGAAGGTCCGTACCATACCGGTGGAGCCTGATCTTGGGTGTTGACAGCGCCTGCGGGCAAACGGGTGAACGCTGCAGGAAAACCGTCAGCGGTACGACTGGTGATGTACCAAAACGCACGACCGTAAAAGAACAGATCGTCCAATGTCCACGACATCAAAGTTGAGTACGGGATCGTCGGGTCGGGTTGACGCAACCATGAACGTGGTGCGATCGGGATTTGTTCCATTTCTTTTTCTGTGTCGTCCCAAGATTCGACATACATTTCAAGTTTCGTGGACGCGATAACGGACGCGAGAAGGTCGCGAGCGCGAGACAAAGTGGGGACACTCATTGCACGGTTGCGGGCTTCGCCTTCGTAATAGGTGTAATACTGACCGATAAATTTTGCGCCCTGGTCAGATACGCGTTCACCGTAAGTTCCGTACGATCCCGCAGCTGCTGCTTTGTGAGATTCCGTGACGGGACTAATGGCGGCCTTAGTCACTTGTTTTGAGAATATGCCCACAGTTTTGATCCGATCAATAGGTGTGATGGGCAAGCCCGACACCTGCCCACCACAGACCCACAATAGTTCAACTGACCACCATGATGGGTTTAGCGCGATTCTGATATTTGCTAGACAGAGCGATACCCCACACTGCACACTTCGCCAACTCAATCGGACCAGGCGACGACTTATGCGAAAGCGTCACACCCATACCCGTCTTGATAAGCACGGCACGGTTCCTATGTTCCGACACAGTACGTTGACCCAACTGCTTGACGCGACCCTCCAAAATCATCTTTTGCGCAAGACCCGTGAACTTGATTAACTCCGCCTGACCGACCACGGTCATACGGCGACGCAAACTCAAAGGCGCATGAATCTCAAGACTGGGGGTGATAGCCAAACCAACAAGTTTGTCGGCCATGACTCGATCAATCTCCGACCAGAGCGCCGCTTCGTTATCCACAATGAACTCAACAAACGTTGTGACAATGCCATCAAACATTGACGATCTGACACCAACATAACGGTTTGTGTCCATTGACATTTCAACGGCGAGCACTCCGCCCTCCGGCATGAGGCCGTCAACTTTGCAGGACGCCCACACGCCTTCCCCCAACCAACTGCCTCGACTACTCACCCACATATTCAAGTGAGCACGCAAGAACGAATCCTTTTTACTGACCGCCTGCAACGCCTCAATCGTGATCGTCTTACCCAGGCAAGGATTCGCATAAACCCAATTCTCTGGGTTCCGCCAATCCCGATCACCGATAGACCACTCAGCAAAATAGAGCCGTGAACGCTCACCCTTCTCAATTTCATTGATAGCGATCTCGCGCATCTGAATCATGGCCGTACTTGACTCATCACCCGCCGTACTCCAGCAGCTGAACAACGGACACTTACGCGCAATCATCGTCGGACGGATGGCATCCATGAACCGATCGGAAATGTTGAAAACCTCGTCCGCCGCAACAAGGTCATACGACCCTCCATGCAAATTCGGACTGGACGAACGAACCTCCCACATAGACCCGTCAGGCATCTCCACCGACTTACGACCAAACGTCCGCATCGCCTTAGCACCAAACAACTCAACAAGCATCGGAGCCAACGCATTAAACAAACTCTCAGCACGATCCAAACGGTTAGCCACACTCAAAATGTTTTGAGGTTTACCACGCAACTTCGGCATCTCCGTCAACCACCAGCCAATCAACGCCTGCAACCCAATCGACTTACCATTCTGACGAGCAGTAGATACCAAAGACTCACGGAACAAAAGATCGCCGTGCTCATCATGCGCAAGTTGACCAAACAACGCGTGAGCCTGCCACTCGAAAAGATCAAGACCCATAAACGTCTTAGCCCACTTAACAACCTGAGGCCCATAAGACAAATCGCCATACCCGGTCGTTTCCAGTCTCGGCAAATAGGCGTTGACCTGCGGTAATGCAGACTGGTTCTCGCCAGTTCCCGCTGGTTCCTCCAAAGAGACCGCTAAAAAGAG